GTTCAAGGAGACTTCTAATCAATTTACGTCACGGAACATGTCACGAAAAAGTCACGAAATTGTCACGAAAAAGGGGTTTACAAATCCTAAAAGGTTCGGTATAATACACACATAATTTTTCAAAAAAGGAGTAAATAATGAAAAAATTAGTTATACAAACCCAATATCTAGAAAACTATGGTTCTAGAGAATCCGTGGATATGCGATTCAAAGGTGGAAACGCCTACGTATACAAAACGTCTAAAGAATTAGACCAAAACGATATTGCGAATATCGTAGCTCAGTTCAAACCAACCCTTTCAGATTTGGAAACAACTAATGGAGGATGCGAAGAATATATCCTCTCTGTTGATTTAGTTCCTTTATCGGAAAAAGTCTGCGAAGACTGGCAATCACCAATCGAATTTTCTTTCGATGGTTCTACAATCAATTTCATCAAGATTAATGACAACCGTGAAGATGGTTGGATGAGAAAAGAAATCTTAGAACAAATTGAAACTTGGAGCTTTGTACCTGGTCAAGGTAATGGTTCTAGAAATAACTATAAAGCTACTTACTTAATGGAAGATGGTGACATTGTTACTCACAATGGTCTTGCTAAATGGTTGGATTTAAATGTTCCAGCTAAATCTCAACTCGCAACAAATGTACAATTCTAAGGAGAATATTATGACTATGAACTTTGAACACATCGCGACAAGAATTCCATATAATTGTCAAATGCTTTTATCTGATAAAATATTATGGACACTTGGATTTGAAAACTATGTCACAACAAGAATTATGAATAGATTCGAAATGACATATATTGATTTTGATTTTATAGGAGTAAAACATGGCTAAATCATTCGATGAATTAAAACAGTTTCTTTTAAAAGAAAAAGAAAAGTACGACTTTGAACAAGCTGTAGAAAGGGTATATCAAAGCAAACTAACTAAGCAAATGAAAAAAGCAGGAAACCAATCTCCTGGTTCTTTGGATTGCTTTAGGGATGAGGAAAGATACTATTCTCCTCAAGAAACAGAAAAATATATTCAGGGTACATCTTACTTTGAAAACTATCAAGCAATGAGAGATCATGATGAATAATATTACAAGAAAAGTTATTGCTTTAAGAGAAGCTCGTGATAGAGCTCAAGATCCAGAATTTAAATTACTCTGGGAATTAAAGTTACAGGAACTCATTAAACAAGCAGAAAGGGGAGGTAATAAAAGTGGGTCAATTCAATGATAAAGTAGAAAGACAAAGACTTCTTTTAGAAGCCGAAGAATGGGCAAAAGGTGTATCAAGTTTACACGCTCATAGATTACAAAGTATGTGGTATGATAACAGACCACTAGACACACTTGAAGGAGGTGTCTTAGATACTATTTACAATGATGGTTCTATTAAAAGGGAGCTTGAGAGTGGAAAGGTTGTTTGGATGAATGGTGAAAAGAAAACAGGTGACGAACTGATTGACGACTATGTTAGAAAGGTAAAACCATCATCAACACAAACTATTTTAAAATAGGGGGTTTACAAACTATCAAAACTTTGATATAATATACTATAATTATGGGAATGACAAGTTTTTACATGGGATCACTTAGGTATGGTCCAACAGGAAAGAAAAGAAAAAATCATGCGGCTAATCCAGTCAAAAAGAAAAAGGCTGAATTCAAACCGTATGTTTCTACAAAATCTACTTTAGATAAACTTAGAGAACAACAATCTAAGCAGTATAAATCTATTATGGAACAAGCAGTTCAAGATGGTACATGGACTAGTATGGATTCTAATGCTACTGCTAAAAAAGAGTCTCCCATATATACAGGAACATTAGTAAAAGGTATTGCAACAATGCACAAATCAAATGCAGTACCTATTATTAATAAAGAAGAGGCAACAGATATTGCAAGGATGAGAAGAGGATAATGGAAACATTTTTAGCATTAACAGTTTTAATATTTTGGTTGGACTCACAAATGGAACCACCACCAGTGGTAGTACCACCGATTGAGGAAGGAATCAAAACACAGGAGATACCCGAGAATGCAGTAAACGTTACAGAAGTAATGGCAATAAAAGAGGTATTAGAAAAAGTTGCAGACTTACAAAAAAAGGAAGGAGAAGAGTAATGGCAACAGAATTATTTGTTTGGGGTATGACAATATTCTTAGGAGTATTGGCTACATATTTTTTATTTTTTGAAAAGGATTAACTATGAGTTATTATGATACAGACGAGATCTATCATCAAGTTGGTGATCTCTCAAAAGAAGTACTGAAAAGATTGGATGCGATCGAAAGGAAAGTGGATGATTTAATTGCATTAAGAGATTTTGATTTGAATACTGAAATTCATTCATTTCAATTAAATGATCGATTTGCTACAGTCTTTCGAACACCAGGTGGAACATTTGGTATTATTATGAAAGAAGGTGGAAGAATAGTAGGTAAAGAACTATTTCCAGGTAAAAGCGAATCTTATGCAGAAGATGCTGCAGATAATTTCGTACATAGAATTAAAAATGTTTGAGACTTTTATTTCAGTTGGATTAGCATTAATATTAGTGGAGTTAATTAGATTATAACAAAAGGTCCTTTGAGCGTTACACTATTTTTCATTTACTCCTTATAGCTCGAAGGACCTAATTTAGAATTATGGCAACAAAAAGAAAAGCAAAAAGAGGACCAAGTCTAGATGATAAGATGATGGGTCCAGAACCGATTTTCAATTCAGAGTCTGAATTTACAGATACCAATTGGGCCAAGTCTGCTCGATGGTATGGATACTTTTATAAGAATAAAGATTATATGCCTTCTATAATGAATTTTGTAGAAAAGGAAATGGGATATACTAAAAAGAAAATTTCAGTTCTAAAGAGACTTAAGGATTATCATTTCATTCCAGTTGGTAAAAAAATCAAACTGTTTGAAAGGGGATGGCAATATCAGGGAGAAACATTACAAGGTATCAAAGATTTTATTTCAGATTCATACAAGAAAGCTTTAAAAGAGAAAGAACAGATTGAAGCAGAAAAACCAAAAGTAGAAGTTATTAGTCCACAAGAAAGAACAAGAAGAAAAGTCGTAGAAACTATTTACGCCGATTGGGATAGTGAAATTGTTGAAGGTTGGATTGATGAAGACTATACCAGGAAATTTGCATGCTACAATCGATTTAAAATGCATGGACTTAAGAACAATGCAATTAATATATTTAAAGGTATGTTAGATGAAGAGTATGAATCTATTAAGGCTGCATATGAAAAGACTGATGAGCAATGTATAGAAGCTTATTCACATATCTCTAAAGGAGACAAGAAAAAAGTCTTAAAACAATTTGAAACTGTATACTCTGATTTAGAAAGATTAAGAGATGCTTTTAAAGCTTCCAGAGTACCAAGAACAAAGAAACCAAAGTCATCAGATAGACAAGTAGAGAAACTAAAATATCTACAAGAAGATATAGAATCTAAACTTGTTTCAATTAATCCAATCCTTATACCAGGAAAACACAAACTGTTTGTGTACAATGTAAAGCAAAGAAAACTTATAGAGTACATAACAACATCAGTAAGTGGATTTGAGGTTAGTGGAACAACGATTAAGAACTTTGATGGAAAGAGCAGGTCTTGCACATTACGTAAGCCCGAAGATATACTACCTCAGATATTAAATAAAACCGAAAGGCAAATCGATAATGTTTGGGATAGTTTAACTACTAAAATAACTAAACCAACAGGAAGAATTAACTCTGACTGTATATTAATGAGGGTATTTTAATGCTAACAGTAGGCGAAATATTCCCTGAATTCTCACTACAGGGAATCGATAAAAACAATCAATTTGTGAGAGTTGGAGTAGATGCAAGTTATCAACCTTTGAAAAAAGATTGGACTGTAATCTATTTTTATCCAAAAGATTTTACCTTTATCTGTCCAACAGAAATTGCTGGTATGGATGTCTTGGTAGAACATGCCAATGTGATTGGTATTAGTGGTGATAATGAATTCTGTAAATTAGCATGGAAGAAAGAGAATGAATTAATAGGTAATATTAATCATACACTTGCGGCTGATTGTGGATTAGGTTTATCACATGCACTTGGAATTGTCAATGAAGAGGAAGGAGTTTGTTATAGAGCAACTTTCATTATTGATAAAAATTCCACAATACAACATGTATCTGTGAATGCATTGGATACAGGCAGAAGTGCAAACGAAGTATTAAGAACATTAAAAGCACTACAAGCTGGTGGACTCACTGGTTGTGCTTGGGACGAAGGTGATGAATTTGTCGGGTGATATAGAAGAAAAAATAGTAACCAAAAAGAGATTCTCACTTGCAGTAGAAAGTCTGGTAGCTAAAAATAGAGGAGCTACATATATAGATGCTTGTGTTTCTGTTTTAGAAGAAAAAGGATTAGATTATTCTGCTATGAAAAGACTCTTAACAGATTCTTTAAAACAAAAAATAGAGGAAGAAGCTCTAAGTCTAAATTTAATTCGGGGAAAGAAAGGCGGTAAGTTACCTTTATGAAGGAATATGATTCTTATACAATATATAATGCACTCAGGCTTCACTTTGAAACTGATACCTATGATGCAATAAAATATAACTATAAGACTAATATTTCTCCCCAATCTTTTTACAAAAGAAAGGATAAGTATTTCTTTGCTAAGATTGCAAAGAACTATGAGAAAGATGTTATAGGTTATTATGTCTCTAACTTCAAAGAAGGTGTTTCCTATGTAGGAGATATGATCAATGAAGATGGAGAATTAAATTACCGAAGGCACCAAAGAGTTTTACAATCTTTAACAAAAACTTTTAAAGATGATTTATCTAAACTTGATGGTAACTTCGATAAATATCTTATATCCGAGGATAATCAGCATCCGGAGATTGTAAGAATGTGGATGCAGGGTGATATACATTTAGAAACTGTAGTCATTCTGAATTCATTATGTGGTTTTATACAGAAAGAAGATTCTAAAATATCAGATACAATTATTTGGCCTGATATTAAAAGAAAGATTCTAAAGTATACACCATTCGTAAGCTTTGACCATGATAAGCTGAAAAAAATTATTATGGAAAGGTTTACAAGTGAATAATTATATGATATAATATATGTTAATTTTTATTATGTATAAAGTGGATAATTCAGTCAAATACAACGGAGAAAAAAATGTCATTTGAAAATCTAAAGAGTGCACGAGGCTCATCAATCGATAAACTCGTAAAGGCTGCAGAAGCAGTTTCCACATCTAAACCAGAGACTAAAGACTCATATGAGGATACACGTTTCTGGAAACCTACCAGAGATAAAGCAGGAAATGGGTATGCTGTGATTCGTTTCTTACCTGCAAGAGAAGGTGAAGATCTTCCATGGGTAAGATATTGGGATCATGGGTTCAAAGGTCCAACTGGTCTATGGTACATAGAAAACTCTTTAACCTCTATTGGACAACAAGATCCAGTATCAGAGCATAACAGTGTTCTTTGGAATTCAGGTAGAGATGAGGATAAAGCTATTGCAAGGGAAAGAAAAAGAAGACTTCATTACATCAGTAATGTGTTAGTTATTTCTGACCCAGATAATCCACAAAATGAAGGAAAGGTATTCCTATACCAATACGGTAAAAAGATCTTCGATAAAATTATGGAAGCAATGCAACCAGTGTTCGACGATGAACAACCGTTAAATCCTTTTGACTTCTGGGAAGGTGCTGACTTTAAAATCAAAATCAGAAAAGTAGAAGGTTGGGTAAACTATGACAAATCAGAGTTTAGTACACCATCCTCTTTATTTGATGGAGATGAAGGAAGACTCCAAGAGCTATATGGAAATCTATATGGTTTGAAAGAATTCATCGAACCAGGTAACTACAAAACCTATGACGAACTTAAATCTAAGTTAAATAGAGTCTTAGGTATTTCTGCGGGAGACTTTGTCGAATCCGAACCATCAGCTGTTATGGAAGCCCCAGAAATCCAATCTCAATCTGCAGATGATATTCCTTTTGCAGATGCAGATAAAGAAGATGATACTTTGTCTTATTTTGCTAAATTAGCGAAAGAAAGCTAATCGTATTATCGTCCACCCAAGTCACCCAATGCGTAAGCTGCGGGTGACATTACTGGGTAATTAATTACTGTTGAAACTGAACTTCTATTATCTGACTTAGTGCTTACTGCATTAACTTGAGAAGGAACAGGCTTATCTCTCTTACTATCTAACTCTAGGTCCATTTTTTGACTTTCTAAATTTTCTATATTATCTGCAGTAGTTGGTGGTATTACCTGTGCTGTTCCTTCTATAGTTGCCTCTTCTTTTTCTAATTTTTCTTTTTCTGCTGCAGCTGCTTTAGCTTGTAACTCTATTTTTTTCTTGGATGCATTGTCTGTAGCCATTTTAGGT